TAAGTGTCTTTATTTTAGGCATAGCATTAATGAATGTAGTAGCATTTGCTGATCATGACACTGATAATTATGAAAAGCAAAAAGCAAATATAGATATGGCAAACGATGGTATTGTTGGATATACACATGATGGTTTGCCAGTTTATGATTATGAAATTGAGGATGAGTTGAGAATTGCTAGAGAATTAAACATAGTAATTAAGGGTAAACAACAAGTAGATGTTAATATACTTAATGCTAATACACTAGAATTGAGTATCAATGAAAAGATTTACACTATGATAGTAAACTGTAAACTTAATGACATCGATACAATACAATGGTTTACATGGCCAATAGATAATAGTCAACTCGAAGGCGATGGTTCATTAGATGTAGGTGATTTTGGAATAGCAAGAAGAGACCCATTCAAATATTTTGATAATCCTAAAATAAGAGAATCCTTAACTAAAGATCAAGTAGAGTCTAAATTAAAGGATTGGAACTTGGATCAAAGGGTATGTGAAATACAAGCAATACAAATTATTAATTTACCTGCCGCTTTGGAGGATATAAGAGGTTAATGTATAAATGTTTTATATGCGGTGAGTTTATTGTTGCTCAAGCAGTGAAATACTTTACAGCAGATAGAACAAAAATATTTTGCGGTGCTGAATGTAGTTTAAAGCATTATCAAAGTATAAAGGAGAATAAAGATGGCAAATAAAATAAAAGATATGATGGACCCTAAGTTGTGGTTTAAGAGTGGCAAAGATAAACAGATTGCTATTGCTAAGAGAGATCTTACAGGTCCGGCGTTAGATAAAGAACTTGCTACTATTAATGAAGAGTCATATGTAAATGTATTACAAATGGATGTAGACCCAATAAATCCTAAAAAAGGTTTTGTAGAACTTGACTTTAATGATTTTTTTGTTAAAATGTTAAGTGAAAATGGATATACTGGTAACAGTGACGAAGATATTGTTAATGCTTGGTTCAATGATTTATGTAGAACAATTTTACAGCAAGAACTAGCAGATATGGATTTTGGGTTAGAGGCAGATGCTAGACAACCCGCAGACGTAGTAAAAGTTACTAACGAAGATATAGAAAAAATAAAGAATACTGAGGACGAATAATGAAATACATTCTTGTTGACACACTAAATATGTTCTTTAGAGCAAAGCATGTGACTGCTCGTACTAGCGATATTAATATGAAAGTTGGTATGGCAATGCACATTATGTTTAATAGTGTTAAGAAGGTATGGAGAGAGTTCGACGGTGATCATGTAATATTCTGCTTAGAAGGTAGAAGTTGGCGCAAGGACTTCTACGAGCCATACAAGAAGAATAGAAAGGTTACAATGGATCAAAGGTCTCCTAGTCAACAAGAAGAAGATGAAATATTCTTTGAAGCATATGATAACTTTGTTGATTACTTAAAGACAAAGACTAATTGTAGTGTTTTACATCAACCGCAGTCAGAAGCAGATGATTTAATTGCTATGTGGACACAAGAACACCCTAACGATGAACACATTATTGTAAGCACAGACAGTGACTTTTATCAACTCATAAGCAACAATGTAAGTCAATACAATGGTACAACTGATCAAATAGTGAAGATAGATGGCATATACGAAGCAAAAACTATGAAACGTGCTATTGATAAAAAAACACAAGAACCTAAAGCAGTACCAAATCCTAAATGGTTACTCTTTGAAAAGTGTGTTAGAGGTGATACATCAGATAATATATTCTCTGCTTTTCCTGGTGCTAGGAAGAAAGGCAGTAAAAACAAAACAGGTATGTTAGAAGCATTTGCTGATATGGAACGCGGAGGCTTTGATTACAATAATTTTATGCTACAACGTTGGGTAGATCACAATGACGAAGAACACAGAGTTATAGATGACTTTGAACGTAATAAGATACTAATTGATCTTACACAACAACCAGATGAAATTAAAGCAGGTATTAGAAATGTATTTGCTGAATCATCTAGCAAAGACAAAGTACAAAATGTAGGTATACATTTTATGAAATTCTGTAACAAATGGAATATGCCAAAACTTACAGAATCAGCAACAGAATTTGGAGAAATACTTAACGCATGTCAGAAGCAATAAGAAAAATTTGGGACGCCATTAAGTATGGACCAGAAGAAAAGTTGATTACATTTGAATCACCTGATAGAGGTAAAACAGTATTTCAATGTACATCAACTACTAATAGAAGAACAGGACAAATAACTAGACAACGAGAGTTGATTAAAGAGGATTTAGATGACTGAATTTACACAAGGCATATCTAATACATTTAAAGGTTTAATGAAAACATCATTAGGTCTTGCTGTTATATACACATTAGGACATATTTGTATAGCAATGGCAGTGGTTAGTATTGTGACCGGTGCTGATTTTTGGGAATCAGGAGCAGTTGCTTTAATAGAGCCTGCTATTAATGGAGTATGGTTTTACTCTTTACACAAAATCTACACAATTTACAGAGGAGAAAGTAATGACTAAAAAAGCAACAATCAAAAAGGTAGATGATACTAGTTGGTTAGTAATTGATCAGCACAGAGGTAATGTTGGTGTATTGTATCAAAATGTACAAGGCACATATGAGTATCTGTCTAATGATATAAAAGAAGATTTTTCAACAGACAGAGAAGTAGAAAAGTTTTTTGGTGCCAAAGTATTTAAGAATACGCCAGAAGAAAGTGTTACACCAGACAAAATGTTTATCGCTGGTTTTGAAATACCATTTCCAGCACCTGAATTAGTAAGTCCTGATCATCCAGAATATAATAGAAATTTGCCATTGTTTAGTAAAACTGCTAACAGTGATGTATTATATGCGGCAGGCTGGTATGCTATTAACTTTGAGAAAGGTTGGAAACATGGTTACTGCCCAAAGGCAAGCACACTATTTCAATATGGATTTGAAGGTCCTTTTAAAACTAAAGACGAATTGCGTTTTAGATTGAAAGAACTAAACAAGATCAAAAGAAATGAAAATAAAAACTCTGATTGAAAATCTCAAGTTTTATAAGCAACAAGGTTCAGAGCAAGTTACACTAGATATTAATGAACTATTAGAAGCATTATCATCAGTAGAAGATACTGATAAAATAGAGCCTAAGAAAACAATAGTAATGGATGTCGATAGTGGCTTTTTCTAGTTTTTTAACAAGACAACATGGATTCGTGAATTTCGAAAAAGGTATATACAACGCCAAGTATAAATACAACTATAAAATGCCTAGTTATGGCATAAATCATCATTATTTAAAATGGTGTGAAGATAATATTATGAATGGATTTGGTTGGTGGTTTAAGAGATCGCAACCTTATATTACTGAGCCACATAAAGATGACAGAGCCTATGTTAGTTTTAAAACCGAAGAAGATTTAGCAAAATTTACTTGGTTTATGCTTAAACAAAATGAATATTGAAATACACACTGAAGTAAAAAATCCTATATGCCATATGGCAAAACAATGGTTAGATATCAATAACTATACATATACAGAGATTGTATATGATAATCCGCATACTTTACAAGGATTCTACGAAACTTTAGGTGATTCTTATAGATCTTTACCACAAATTATAGTAGATGGTAAGCATATTGGTGGTTTTGACCAACTACTAAGGAGTGAATTAGTTTAGTTAAAGTATGTTTTAACTGTATTTTAGATAAATAATAGTACAGGAGACATACATGAGTAGACCAAAACCAAAAGTAATTTTAGAACATCATGATACCACTAATTACAAGACTGAACAGGTTTTAGCGGCGGCTAGTGTATATAGTGTGTTCTTTCAAGGTGCTCCTATTAATCTTAGAACTCAACATTCTTATTTAAATTACCCAGGACCAAAATATAAAAAGACCAGTTTTAGTAATCCAGGTCATGCTTTTAACTTAGCAGAACGTTTAAATAAGCAATTTAACACAGACGAGTTTTGTGTTGTTAGACTAGAAGGCGGACCAGTAGTAAGTGAGGAAGAAGTCCGCAATGAAAATACAAAATAGTCTACAATATAAAATAGTTTCAAAACTTAAAGAAGAATTAGATATTGCCGAGTATGATATCTCTGAACTTATGGGTGTAATATTTAAAAACTGTCGTGTAAGAAGCAATTCTATATCTGGTGTAAGACTATCTAAGTTTGGTTTGAAACTTATGGAAAAGAGTTTCACTTGTTATAACTTTCCATTACAAAACTTTATACTCACAAATAAAGCAGTAGTCAAAATGGATAGGACTATGCTGTGGCCTTATTATATTGATAATAAAAAACTAGTATTGTTTAGTGAAAAGGATTCTGTAATATTAAAGTTAAAAGGTCAGAACTTGGAAAAATGGTTAAATGGTTTACGAGAACCAAAAAATCCTAAAAAAGACGACTCTGTTGATTAAATATTAATGTAACAGAAGTTACATTACACATACACACACAGGAGAAAAAATGAGTAATACAAAAAGCGGGTTCGAATTACGAACCGAAATTCTAGGTATGGCTGTGAGTCTTTTAGAAGAGAACAGAGCACAAACCACAAATCAATTTTTTGCAATGGAACCAGATCAAAGAGCGGACAAGATATTGCCGATCATTGAGATCACCCCTGAGCAAGTGATTGAACAAGCAGAAAAACTTTATGAATTCGTAACTGAAGTCAAGTAAGGTAGTGCTAAAAGAAAAGGGAGCCTAGACTCCCTTTCTTTATGGTTGTGTTTTATGATCCCCAGAATTCCTGAGCAACAACCTCTATTCGGCCTTGCTTCATCATGGAATCAAATTTTCTAAAATAGTCCAATGCTATACGATGAGTTGCACTGGCTACTATTCCTATGGATTTCGCCATTTCTTCTCCTATGATATTCTAACAAAACTGCTGGTACGTTTGTTGTAACTTCACCCCAATTGGGTCCTGTTACAAGTAATCAAACTGTATGTTACAATCGTGTTACAAAAGTATTTATCATCGGTTAAAACATCATTAAATGAGTTGTGAATAGGCGGGGAGATTTCCGTATAACGCAGTTAGTGTCATTTTTGGTGTTGGAAATCCCACACACTCCCGCCTATATACTATATACAGCAAGAATCGTGCCCCTTTTTCTCTTGACTTTAAATGGTTTATCGGCTATAATATATGTATAAATTTAAAAAGTAGGTGTAACTTATGGGAATATATTGTAGAGATTGGGCAGAAGAGGCCGAGAAAGATACCGCAAAAGGTATTTTAGGTACTTCTGATAACGAATTTAATCAGCAAATTGCTGACGCAATCAAAGAGCAGGTTGCTACTTTATATCCTAACAATGATATTACCGATGCTAAATGGGTAGGTGCTGAAGCATATGATGATAAAGGAGATATTAAAGTATTCTTAGATCACTTCACAGAAGTACCTGTAGAACTTAAAGTATCTAACGCAGGTGGCAGTGGTACAAAAGCAAATCCTTCACAAGCAATTTTTACTAAAAAAGTAAACGAAAACATAATATCATATTCGGAATATGATAAACAATTAGGTTTGTTGGATAAAAGATTCAAGTTAGTTGAAGACAAAATAGGCAGATCAATAGAAAGTAATGCTGATTGGGGTCGTGTATTAAGAGAGTTTCGTAAGACAGATCCAGAAGTATTAGAGCAAGTTGCTGAAATTACTACACCAGGACAGGCCGCTTACGCCACTTATGCCGCAACTGAACTAAACAATAACTTGGACCAACTAAATATTTTAGTACAAGATATCTTGTCAGGTGACAATACAACTTCTGAATTTAGTTCAGACTCAGAGTTAATGTATTGTGTAGTTAAACATTACGAATCCAAAAAGCAATCTGTTTCGTTTTATGACTTTAGTGAAATGGATAGTGTGATAACAGAAGTAGTTAGTTCAGGACAAAGTATTAAATTGCTTAACCAACACGGAAAAGAAGTTTTACGTTTTTCAGTTACATGGAAAAATATTTGTCAAGGCGGACAAACACCTTGCTTTACTGTATTCGTAGGTAATGCGTATTCTTAATGGAACTGAAACCAGTAAACAAACATATTGATGATGTAACAATCGAGCAGATTGAAGATCACAAACTAATTACACAAGACGAACTAAACAAAGATCTTGAAAACCTTTTTGGTTATGATGCCAGTGAGAATCGTAATAACTTCTTTGGCAATCCATTCCTATATCACTTTCAATTTAAGAATCTAATCAAATGCCATCGTGAAGGTGGTGATACAATTTATGATATCTATAACGACAAGGTGAAGTGGGATAAACTGATAGACTCTGCTAAGAAAAGAAACAGAGGTGGCAGAACTGCCGCTGGTAATGTGTATGAGTGCTTTAGGATAAACTTAGGCTCTGTGGTTATGTTTAAGAGTACCACAGCAAAGTATCTATATCAAAAATACAATGCTACTAGTGTATTAGATCCTACAGCAGGTTGGGGTGGTAGAATGTTGGGTGCTTGGGCACTTGGTATTGACTACACTGGTATTGATACAAATACAAATATGAAGTCAGCATATGATGATATGATTGAAATGCTTAACAACAAAACACCTGCTATATTTGAGCAACCTAAATTAGAAATGCTGTGGCAAAGTGCTCTTGATGTAGACTTTAGCAATATAGATTATGACTTTGTACTTACATCGCCACCGTATGTAAACTTAGAAATATATGAACACATGGAACCTTGGGAAAGCGATGAAAAGTTCTATATAGATTTCTTTATTCCACTATGGCAAAAGTGTATGGATAATATAAAGCCAGGTGGTACTATCTGTTTTAACATATCTCCAAAGATGTATGAGGATGCTGTTTCGTTTGGTCTTCCGGTTTGCGAGGATGAAGAGGACCTAAAACAGCAGTTAGGACAGCAAACTGGCAAGAAAAAACAAGATAAAATTTATATTTGGTTCAAAAACAATGAGTTATAAGGCCAGAAATTGTGGTTAAAAGGTTGACCACACCCCCAAGATCGCTTATAATATATGCATAATTTGTAAAAAGGTAGGAGTTTTTATGTACAAAGTATATCAAATCAAAATCAGCAAAGAAGTGTCTGATTACGTTAATTCAAATGATCGTGGTCATTTAGGCGGCGAAGAAAAGTATCCAGAGTATAGAGCAAAGATGGCTACTATGAGAGGTGCTGAAGGTTTCGAAGGCGAAATGTTTGACAGTTACACTCATGTTTGTTCAGTTAAGAAAGAAGCAGGACTTGTTTCTGGTACTAGAAGTTTAGATCCTTTTGTAATAGATGACTTAGAGCAAGTGTTTGAAGTTCTTAATGGTAGATACTACGACGAGGACGATGAAGAGGATTTGGTTTTTGATGCTCACGTTAGTGATTACAAAATGAAAACAGTTACTCGTAAGAATGGTGAAGAGGTTACTTTCCGTGATATGCATTCTTTGAGTGTTGGGGACATCGTACAAGATGTTGATAACGATACGTTTCATATTGTTGATAGTTGGGGATTCAAAGATATTACTTCTGAGGTAATTTCAGGAGTACAGGTAGCATAATGCTTATTTCACTTCGTTATCTAGATAAATTTAGTGCTAGGGCAGGTAACCATAATTGGATATCTGACCCTACTCTATATTGTGATAATGATGTGATGAAACGTTTAAGTGAACTTCAGGCTTTGGGATATCTTGTAGAAATGACATTTATTGTCAAAAAAGAGGTTGACCTTGGCCAGGAATTTTAGTATAATAATTGTATTAATTAAATAAATCAGTAGGAGGATTTATGTCAACAGAAAATATTCGAACAGTAAAACTAAGCAGGGCAAAAAGCCACATCAAACGTGCCTTTGCTAAAAAACGTCCTGTGTTTGTATGGGGACCTCCAGGTGTAGGTAAGTCAGATGTGATTGCTCAGATCGCCGATGAAGGTAACAATCTTTTGATTGACTTGCGTATGGCATTGTTGGACCCAACTGATATCAAGGGTTATCCTTATAGAGATGAGGACACCAACAAAATGATGTGGGCGGCACCTGCCGAACTTCCATCTCAAGAACTTGCCGAGCAATTCGACAATGTTTATTTGTTCTTAGATGAACTTAATTCAGCACCACCAAGTGTTCAAGCGACTGCTTATCAATTGATTCTTAACCGTAGAGTTGGACAATACATTCTTCCAGATAATGTTTGTATTGCGGCGGCTGGTAATAGAGACACTGATAAAGGTGTTACTTATAGAATGCCAAGTCCTTTAGCAAACAGATTCCTTCACTTAGAAGTTGAAGTTAATCACGAAGATTGGCAGTCATGGGCAGTTGATAATGATATCAACCCAGATGTTGTTGGTTACTTGGCTTTTGCTAAACAAGACCTTTTTGACTTTGATCCAAAGAGTTCAAGTAGGAGTTTTGCTACTCCAAGGTCTTGGGCATTCGTTAGCCAAATGCTAGAAGACAGTGACATGACTCATGATGAGGAAATGGACATTGTGACTGGCTTGGTTGGTGAAGGTATGGCAATCAAGTTCATGAACCATAAGAAGAATGCTTCTAAAC